GTACATGTGGCCTCGGCCCTCCAGAGATTCGACCCGCCCCCATCACCGCTGCCCGGCCTGGTGTTCCTCGCGGGCCTTGCGTGAGTTGTGGCACGGCGCGCACAGCGGCTGCCAGTTCTCGACGGACCAGAACAGCGAGCGGTCGCCGTGATGCGGGACGATGTGATCGACGACTGTCGCGGGCACGATCCTGCCGTCGGCCTGGCAGTAAGTGCACAGCGGATGCGCTCGCAGGAATGCGGCACGGGCTGTGCGCCACTTGGCGTCGTAGCCTCGGGCGGCTGGTGTCTCGCGCTTGGCGACTGGTGACTGGATGCGGGGCTGTAGTGTTTTCATGGGGTGATGCTGCCACGCAAGGCGTCGAGCTGTCCAGCCGTGGCGGTGACGCTGGTGCTGTGCTGGTGCAGGCACTGGCGGATACTGCCGGTAACGCTTGTTACCGAATGAAATCAATGGCTTGGAATTAGAACGGTCGTACTGTTACGGCGTTGTTACCTTTTTGTTACGAAATTTTTATTAAGCATTTCAAATACTTCCCCCTCTCTTATATATATATTACTTAATAAGTAACAGTAAAGTAAGTAAGAGGCACGCCTTTACGCGCACGCCTGCACGCCTACGCACACACACCCACTAAAGCGCCCCGTGTGTTTTCGTGTTACGCTGTTACTTTGTTACCTTATTGATTTATAAAGGAAAAAACGTAACAAAAAGGTAACAGTTCTCGGAAAGTGACATATTGTGCTCACTATAATGACATATTGCGCTTAATTCGTAACGCTGGCGAAATGGCGAGTAAGTCGAATATATCAAAAAACTGACACCTTGCGCTTAATTTTGCACGCTGTACAATGGGGTTTTTAAGTCCAATATGTCAAAAAAGTGAGCGCAAAAGTATGAATTACATAAGCACGACTCTCCGCATTTTAAGTCTGGATGATATGAACCACACGAAAATGAGGCTCGTTTTCGAGATCGCGGCGCAGAACAGCGCCAGGCTGACAGCGGTCACGCTGTGTGAATTGACGGAATACCACCCGCAGACGGTGTACAGATCACTGCGCGAGCTGGAAAAAAGCGGCTGGATTTATGGTGGGAGGTTGACGGAAAAGGCGTGTCGGTATCTCGGACTGACCCCTTCAGAGTATCAGCCCGAACGTGTTGTGCCGAAGGCGGTCACGGATTTTGTGTGAATATGTCGGCCTGGCCCGACGACACCCACACTGCCGCGCTGTTGTGCGCCTCAATGCGCGAGATAATAACCTCGGACCGCTGCCCCGCAGTCGGTGGCACATATTGTCCGAAACGATTCACGCTGCCACCGTTCACGGCTGCGTTTGTGCTGTCTGCGCTGGATAATGGGAGCCTTGTGAATATCGCGGGGTCCAGCATCCTGAGCCCGTGCAGCTTGCAGGGCGGGCGGCCTGCGTCACAGATAAAGTCCATTGCAGCGCCCATACGAGCCCACCACGCCGCAGTGCCTGGCGTTGCCCATTGTCCAGAGCTTCCAAACGCGACTGTTCTCCATTCGCTGCACAGTTCGCGCAGCCGCTCCAGCGACTCGTGCATATGCCATACCGGCACGCCGTGAAGGTGTCGCGGCCACGTTGCGATCAGGTCGTCGTTAGCTTTTTCGTCGCCGTCGATTACGTCAGGAATCAGCGCCCAATCGAATCCTGGGTGGCGGTGCCACCTCTCGACCCAATCAATATAACCGGCGACGTCCATCACAGCTCCGCGCTTCCATGTGCTGAATGCCCCATTATCAAAACAAAACGACTGACAAACCTCTGCCACGATGCCCATGTCGTCCTGCCTTGGAAACGGCACCAAAGCATGACGGCCAGCCAGAACGCGCGCTTTGTCGTTTGTGGTGCCGCCCATTGGCGTACCGTGGTAATGGATCATCATGCGGCCCCTGCCTCGTCTCGCGGTTTGTAATCCCTCCACCACTCCCTCGGGCTCGCCACCACCGGCTCCAGCTCGCCGTCGTCGCCCCGGAAGAACCACATCGGAAGCCGCCTCGGCTCGACGATAAAAGCCGTCCACGTATCAGGCGCGACCACTGCAATGCGATGCCAGTCGAACACGGTCACAGGGCGCCCCAGGGGGCCGACAGTGACGCTCGACACACCGACCCGCAGTGCGTCATAGATCACGCGGGCGGCTGCCGTGGTGCTCCTGCGAAACGTGCCCTCTGGCGTCTCCTCGTCATACCAGCCGTGTAGAATCACGGATCTGGCGTTGAACGGGTGGCTGTGCAAATGCCTGTCGCCGTCGCATGACAGGAATTCATGCAGCCACAGGTCGCTGCCGTCCTTGAACGTCCCGGCGTAATACCGGCGCAGGTAGTCGGCGCCGTGCACCTGGATGGTCTTGCAGGGCATGGTTGCGGTGATCTGGTGTAGGCGGGCTGGGGTCATGGCGCGGCCCTCGTTGCTGCCTGCAGTGCGCCTGCGATCACGCCGAAGTCAGCGCGCAGATCGCTGCCGTGATCCGTATGCACGACCGCGTATCCGGCGAGCTGGACGACGCCAGCGAGCGCGGATACCGGCACGGTGACGTGGGCTGGTGGCGTTTTGTTGTCTGTCATTTCGATTCCCTCCCCGCGCGCATCGCCGCACGCGCTTTAATTCCCCACACGGGGCACACGTTGGTTTTAATGGTCAGCCACTTTTCGGTCCAGCGGTCAGACCGCAATTGATTGCGGTCGAGCTTGGCGCGCAATAATTTTGTCCGGCGGCGGCGGCGAAATGTCCTCATAGCTTGTCCTCGATGATTGCGCACAGTTCGTTATAAAGCTCAGGAGGCGTGTACACGGAGAGCCATGCGCAAGCAAGCCGCAACAGCTCCACACTCACAACCCTGTGCGTGTCGGGGATGTGATAGAGATAGCGCCCGTCCGGCATCTTCTGAAACCAGTCAACGTCTATGCCGCCTTGCAGTGTCTCAAATGTTATTCCAACAGGCTTAATGCCCATTTGCTTTGCTCCTCGGCCATCTGATCTTTCTGCGAGCCATTCATCAGCGCACTGCTCACTACAAAAAACAGTGTCGCCTAAAAGGAATTCTTCAGGAGCCCCGAATTCAACCCCCGCAGTGCATTGCGGGCAGTATGCTATGCTCATTCTCCCTTCTCCTTTGCGGCGGCGAGCATTTCATCCCATATGCAGATGATCATCCCGGTTGCACGGTACTTGTCCTCGTCTGATTCGCGCATTGCATGAGGCAGTGCGGGAGTAGCGCGGGCGTCATCTGCAACAAGTTTGGCAAACGCCGCAAGAGCATCAATATAAATCCCGTCCAAATGCGGGCGCATTCCTACAAGCCCAAGCCTCTGCGCCATTTCAATGTGCTTTTCTCTTTCTGTCATTTCATCACCCTCCCAGGGGCTACCAGTTGTTAGCCATCTATCGCCGCACATCACGGCGCCACCCATACGACACGCCACACATCGCCATCCTGGCGCAGCTCGCCCATCCACCGGCCTGCTGGTGATCGAATATCAGACAGCAGCAGACGGTCGCCGGTCAATTTCGCCCCGACACACACGGCACCAGACTCGGCGGCACGCGCCACGCCCCAGGCGTCGCCACGGGGCACTAGGTGCACGCCCCAGCCTTCCACGGCTGGCAGGTACACGCTGCCGTCTGCCAGCACCTCGCCGTGACAAGCGTGATCCGAATACGGGGCCATGCTGACGTCCTGCACGGTGAGCGCCGGCAGGCAGTGCGCCTGCGTTGCGTGCATGACGTCGGTCGGCTGTGTGCCGTCGTGGCCGGTGATGCCTATGGCGTGCCCCAGTTCGTGCAGAATGATGTGCTCGACGCACTGGGGGCGGTCGATGGGCAGGTATACGATTGCCCCTGCGATGTGGCCGGTGTCGGTGTAGGACCAGCGTTTTGTGGCCGCTGCGGTGGTGGAGCTGCCGGTGATAAATCGTATCTGAGACAGCAGGCGCCAGACGAACGTAATGCGACCGCTGCGGGCGGCTCCCTCTGACGCGGTGTTGCCTCGGAACGTCACTGTTTTGCCCGTGCGCTCGGCCCACGACCACGATTGCCTCTCGATCAGCGCAGTGACGTCCATGGGCGCGTTCGTCTGGTTCAGCTCGGCCGTGATGCCGTCCGGCCAGTACGTCATGCCCGGGCGCATGGCGGCGTATTGCTCCTGATACCCGTGGCTGACGTAGACCTCCAGCTCGTCTGCGCTTGCGCGGTTCAGGAACAGCATGATGCCGGCCACGATCAGGGCGAGAATCAGCGGGGCGTTGCCGGCGGGGCGGGGGTCTCTTTGGATACTCATGATATGCCCTCGACCGTTTTCAGAATCTCGTCAATCTGGTCGGCAGCAGCCTTGATCAAACTAAGCGGCCCGCGCAGTGCAACAGCATCCTCCGCTGTGACATTTCCAGCGTTTTTCAGCAGGTCATCCATGCTGATTTCTGCGGTCGTCCACGATTCACCGCACCATTGGCAAAATCGGCGCCTGTAAACCCCGCGCGAATTCGCAGACGGAATGCCGCTGTCCCGCGAGTTCACGACCTGGCTCGAATGCCCGCAGCAGTATTTGACGCGGCTATCTTTGGTGACGGTGCGGCTCACTTTTTCACCCTCCCAATCTCAGCCACCAGCGCCTCGGTGTCGCCCGCCAGTGCTTTCTCGGCGGCGCTGACCAGCAGACTGATCTGTGCGTTTGCGCCTGCCAGTTGCGTCTCGGCTGATATGGTGCGGCGGCGTAGGGCTGGAATACCGGCGGCGTCGCGGGCCAGTTGCAGGCGATCGGACAGGTACGGGCTGGCGATGGGCAGGTACTGGACCAGCCAGGCGTCGCGCTCGTCGTCCGTCAGCAGGTCCGGCCACTGCGCCTCAGCGATCAGCCTGCCGCGAGCAAACGACAGCGCCAGCCGCATTCCGTCCAGCCGCTCGTCGCCGAAACGCTTGCCGTCCAGATATTGATCGGCCTGCAGGTGGTCTGCAATGTCTTGTTCCAGCTCGGCGATCTCGTGGCGGATTTTTTCGACTGGTGTCATCATGGCTACACCCCCGGCGCTGGTGGCAGCGGCATCCAGTGTGTTGCGCGTCCGTGCCGCCAGCTCGACCCCTGCTGACTATCGGCGCCGCGCACGCCAGCCTCTACCTTCCACTGCTCGGTCGGCCACGTCTCCCACCAGCCCATCAGGACAGGAATGCCGAGCGGCGTGTCCTCGTCTATTGGCATCCACAGCCGCGCCATCCAGACGGGCTGATCGCCGACGCTGATCACCATGTTCTGCGATGCCGGCATAATTTCTTCGGTTGTGATACCGAGGAACCCGCCTTCTATTGTGTGTCCGATTGTTGTCATTTTTCACCCCTCCGCGCCGCCCGTACAGCCAGCGCGATTCTCAGTTGTAGCATGGTGTTTAGTAGCTCGTTGCGGACAGTCCTGCAGTCGTTCAGGTGCTGGCCCTGCAAACGCGGCTGCTTGAGTTGGTTAGCGTATCGCAGGGCGATGCGGTTCAGTCGGTACGCGAGTCGCTGGTAATTCAGCCGGCGGCGCAGTGTGGTGATTCTCATGACAAGTGCCACCCATTACAGATCGAACACGGATACGGCAGCCGGTGCTGACCGGCCATGACCGCGATGCTGTTCGCCGCAGCCGCAGCCGCCTCGCGTGTCGTGAATTTGCGCCGGCTGGTGCAGGCGGGCCGGTGTGTTGTGGGGCGGATTGGGGGGAGGCATGTCATTGCATCGCCTCCCGAGCCCGTCGAAACGTCTCGCGCAGATCCGTCGCACACGCGGGCGTGTACTTGAATCCAGGGTCTGTCAGCCGCTGCGACGGCATGGTCAGCCGTCCGCTCGGGCCTTTGTTGTCTCCGCCCACGAGCGTGACGCAGGCGGTGGTGGTGTCTGGCTGGATGGTCATGGGGCGCATATTGCCTCCTGTTTCGTTTAAGGTCCGGCCCGTGTTCTGCTCACCGGGTGGTGCACGGGCCGGGGTGGCCGTCTTTCCGGCCTGTCAACTGAGCCAGCCTTGCGGGGCTCAGATTCCGGTGTGGCGGTGCTGCTGCTCACACATCTGACTCGACACTGCGGCGCAATGCCGGCTCAGATATGCCCCACGGCTGCCCCGTGGGTTGGCGCCATCCTTGGCGGGGGTTGTTAGATTGCTTCGTTAATCTTGCGCTCTAGCGCGTCCAAAATCCTGAGCCTTCTCTGCTTTGATAGAGCGGCATTCCTGCCAATTGTTACTTTTGAAATCTGATAAGAGCGGTCGCATAAAATTGCGCCAATCATGCCAGAAACGTCCGTCACGGTTATTGAGGAAAAAGCATCAAGGTCAACAATGATTACAATTTCTGGCGCTATAAGTCGCGCTACAGTTGCTTGCGGCTGGCTTGTTTTGATTGACACTGACATTTCCTTTCCCCTAGTGGTCATTTGCTTCGATGTGCCTAGATTACCACTTCCCGCATACTATGCAAGCACTATTTACGCTCCATTCGTCGCCAGATTAGCTCGTCACATCGCATGATCGAGCGGCACCTCAACGCACCTTTTACGCACGCCTGCGAAATTCACCACCGGCCCGCGTCGTGACATGGCCAGGCGCAACAGCGTGCGGCTGTAGGACGACTCCCAAGGCGTATCCACCAGTGTGCGCTCGATCCACGGGTGCGAGTTCGCAACCTGCAGGTTGTCAGCCTCGACGCGCAGCCCGCATCGCGCCAGCTCCTCGGTGGCGTCGCGGCACTGTATGTCGCCGGTTGACAGCCCTGCCACTGCCACTCGCAGCAGCTCGCCGATGGTGCGCTCGACCCGGTGGCCGCGCTCGTCCTGCACGCTCACACGGCGGGCCAGTATCCACCCCAGGCACTCCGACTTGTCCGACACGTCCTGATCCTGGGTCTGTTCGGACCAGTCCTGCGTCTCCAGCCACTCGCGGGCGGCCTCGGGCGTGATGCGGTTCGTCGAGTGCAGCCCGTAAGCGCCGGCCAGCAGCGTGCCGATCTGATCGCCAAAACGGCGCGTTTTGAGCACCAGCGCGGCGGCCTCGGCGAACACGACGGCGTTTGCCCGGATCGTCGGAATCAGCGTCACGGCTCGCGCCTGCAGGGCGTCGATGTACTCGGGGCGCAGCGTCGTCTCGATGCTGTGCATCAGCGCATTATATTGCGCGATGTTCTCGGGCGTCGCGGCCTCGGCGGTGCGGACCGACAGCACGGTGATGCGCGAGCGGGCAGCGGCCTGTTTGATTGCCACTGCCACGCTGGAGAAACAAAACATCGACCGGATGCGAAAAGCCGTGGCCTTGCCGCCCATGCCGCCCTTCGCGAGTATGCCCTCGGTTTCGCTAGATGCCTGGGTGATCAGTGACATTACATCCTCCACGCGCTGCGCGGATTTCTTGCGCTCGCTTTCAAATTCATCAAACAGCACCGGCATGGCATTACTCGCCAGAGTCTGCCGCACGCCGGCCTCGGTGGTATCGCCCAGGAACAGGATCAGATTGCGCCCGAGCGCGCGTTTTATCATGTTGACAATCGTGGTCTTGCCACTGCCAGGCTCGCCCGTGATCCACATATGCGGGCGCCAGTCCAGGGCCCCACATATGGGCGCGAGGAAAATCCAGCCGGCGCACAGCTTGCCGTACACTGGCAGCTCCCAGCGTAGAGACTCGCAGATCGCCACAAATTTGCGCGACTGTTCGCTGGTCAGCGGCGCCGAGGTGCCGATCCTGGTGGCCTTCGCCAGTTCGTAAGTGTAGCGGCTGGGCACGCTGTCCACGCTGTACGGCTTGCCGTCGAGCTGGACCGACTCGCCCAGGTGCACGGCGCATCGTCCATCGTCCCACCATGCGCCGAGCCCTCGGATCATGTCGCGGTCAAAAATGCCCTGTTTTTTTGCTTTTCGCAGCAGCGCGTCGGCGGCCAGCGTCCAGTCCACTCCGTCGGCGTCGTTGCGCTTGGCGGGCCGGTAGTTCTGCGACCACCACCACAGCGGCGCGATGGACAGCAAGTTCAGCTTCGTATGCGCTGCGGCTGACAGCGACACGACTTGCCGGCTGTCTCGTGGCAGGTAATACGCCTCGCCACGATCCCACCCGAGCACGCGAAACGGGTCGGCCTCGTCCTGGTACTCCACGGGCGGCGGCTCGTCTGGTGGCGGAATATCAGCAGGCGGCTGTTCGTCATAGCGCGGCGGCTCGCTGGCAGGCTCCTCGACCGGCTCGCTGACCGGCCCGCTGTGCTGCTTCATGTAATCCACCACCGCCTGCATCGTCCAGCCTTCAGCCTCGGCGTCGGCCAGATCCCAGCCCTGCGGCCAATCCGGCGACGGCGTGACCATGCGGCACTCGCCGCCGTGCACCTTGGCGACGGTCCGCATCGCGTCCAGCCCAGCAGCGTCGGCATCCGGCCACAGCATCAGCTTGCGCCCGGCCAGCACCGACCAGTCGGCCTTCGCCACAGCCTTGCAGCCACCGGGCCAGCTCACGACAAGGCGACCAGGCAGCAGGCGGCGGGCGGCGTCGGCGGTTTTCTCGCCCTCGACCACCAGGACAGGGCCAGGCGTGCCCAGCAGTTCCATGCCGTACAGCAGGCGCGGCTCTGGCAGCGCGCCCTGCTTCCACTTGCCGTCGCGCCATGTGACAGGAATCACGTCCTTTTTGCGGGGCTCTGGCTCGACGCGGCAGGCATACGACCACAGCGCCCCGGTGCGGTCCCGGTACGGCCAAGCTGCGACGACGGGCGTCTCAATCCAGCCGGTTGTGCGCTGTATCCGCAGTGATTTCGGCGGGGCGCATTCGGGCGCTGCCGTCGCCTCGACGCGCTTGCGTTTCGGTGCCGGTGCTGGCGCCTCGGTGGCAGTGCCTGCGAATTCCGCCAGATACTGCAGCGCCTCCTGAAATTGCGCGCCACGGTGCCGCATGACATATTCGACCGCGTTGCCGCCAGCGCCACAGCCGAAACAGTAGAATTTCTGCTCGTCCGGCGTCACGGTGAAGGATGGCGAGTTCTCTGCGTGAAACGGGCAGCACGCGACCAGCTCGCGGCCCTTGCGCTTGAGTTCCACCCCGGACGCCTCGACGACCTGCTCCAGCCGCACACGGGCGAGTATTTCCTCTTTATCGTGACGCAAGTCGCACCTCCAGCTCCGTGATCACGGACGCAGGAACAGGCACGTCGCCGGCCAGCATCTGCCACACACGGCGGCGGCTGACGGATAAAAAAGCGGCCATTTCAGCCGCTGTCAAATTATTGTCGCGCCTGATCTGGCGCAGGCGCTCTGCATAGTCGGTCATCGCTGGGGTTCCTCATTACTGCAGCGAGCCCCACTGGCTCGCCATCGCGTCGGCAATTCCTTTGTAAGTCGTCGAGCGTAGTTTCCAGCGGTCCGCGCTCGGGGGCATCTTGTGAATGCGGTCGGCGCGCCCCGGCACGACGTCGGTCGGCACCAGCGGCGGCAGACCCTTCAGCCACAAACAGGTCGCCTTTGTCTCGCCGTGCCCGTGCTGCCACGGCTGGATGATCTGGTCGGGCTTGCGCCACACCGAGGACATAATACACACCGGGTTCTCGATGGCAATGCGCGGAATTTCTGCGCGGGCCAGCGTCATAAAGAAATCAATTGCTTCCTGCTGCCTTCCGTCTGCGCGCTTCTCTGCAAAATGGCGAGCGCCGGACACGGCAAGATGTGTGCATGGCGGGCGTGCAATCATCATGTCCCAGCCGTCTGCGATAATGTCGAACACGTCGCCCATATAATGCGGCCCCGGCCTGTCGGTCGGCAACAGGTCGCAGCTCGTGGCGTCGTGGCCGGCTCGGATAAATGCGTCGCGGACGGTGCCGCTGTATTCGCAGGCGATCAGGATTTTCATGCGCGCATCGACCTCGGTGTGAAATACGCGGCTACTTGTGCGGCGTGCGTCTCGGGGTTGATGGCCACGGCTTTGCGCGCCACGACGCCGATCCCGTAGTGCCCGGCGTCATGCCATGCGCCGCGCTCAAAATACTGGACACCATCTGCGCCGGCCTTGAACCATTTCGCGGTGCCGCTTGCGTGATAGTGTGTGGCGCCTGCTGGTGCTGTGCTGAAATCGACGTTGCTCATTTTGTTTCCCTGTTTGGCTGGTTTATTGTTTCGACAGGTGCAGATTAACATCTCTTGCATACTATGCAAGCATTATTTACAAGGCAGTTATTCGCCACGGTAACACGGCACGCGCCATCGGCTCGCCCCGCTTGAGTTCAATTCCCCACTGCCTCGCCTTGGCGCGCAGGTCGTACACGTTGCAGCCGAAGTGCTCGGCGATCTGGTGGTCGGTCATCACGGGGGCAAGCATTGGCAGCTCGGCTCGTCTCTCGGCCCACACCCGCCTCGGCCCGCCGCCACAGTCGCGTCGCCGCAGTTCGGGCGGCAGCGCCAAGCTGATGCCCAGACGGCTCGCTTGATAGGACAGCCCGCCACGGGTCACGCCGAAGTGCTGGGCGATCTCGTGCGCCGGCATGGTCCCGGCCATTGCGCGCAGTTCTGGCTCGCGGGCGTCCCAGAGTCTACCGCTTGCCATAATGCGCCCCCTTGTCCGCGCACTCGCGGTCGCAGTACAGCCTTGTGTCACCCTCGGGAAATTCATTCAAACACGCCGGATTCTGGCACTCGCCAGTCGGCGCGGTGTACTTGTGCAAGGGTTTCCACGCGGCCATCGCCGCCTCGGTTATTTCTTGTGCTCGATCTGCATCATCAGCCACTGCGCGGCCTCCTTGTCGTCGTTGGTTACTATTGCCAGCCCGCCAGCCCTTGCCACATTGGCGAGCCATGTCTGCTGCTCCTCGCTCGTGCGCCCGGTGTCGGTTTTCGTCTCGACGGACAGGAACACGGCCACGCGCTGCCCGATCATATCCGGGGTCACTGTCCGCGTCACCCATCCTATGCCGTCGCCGCTGCCCTTGTGCAAGCCGAAGGCGATCAGGCGGGGGGCGAATATGACGCGCTCGCCACCCTTGCCGGTATAGTGCTGGCCTGGTTTCAGCGTCATGCCCGGCCCTGTCCACGCGCTCCCGACATTGTTGCGGAACAGGCGGGCGCCGAGTTCAGACAGGCGCTTGCTGGTGCGGGTGAATATGTTGGATTCATGCAGGGCCATTGAATAGCCCCCGCTGCGCCGGTTGCTGCCACTCGCGCCTGCGAGCCTTCCGCGCCCACTGGACGAGCGTTGCGACGAACTCCCGCTGGTCTGGGTGGGTGCGGCGGCGACGGGCTTCGGTGAGGTATACGCGCCATGTCATGCGCTGACCCTCCCCATAAACAATTCCTCCCCAAACCCCTCTATCGACAGCCGCAGCTCTTTCGGTTTCATCCTCATAATCTCCTCGTGTGTCGGCCCGCGAGCGTGCTGGCGTACCAGTGACCACAGCTCGACGCGCAGACGTGCCTTTTCGGCTCGCGCCTCCTGAATAATTCGGTCGCGCGACTTCGCTTTCGCCTCGCGCAGTATCTGCTCCGCACGTTCGCGCCTGGCGATTTCCTCGGGGCTGTATGCCACCTCCTGCAGCTCGCCGTCGATCAGCCTGGGGCCCCGCCTCGGGTCGACCTGATAAACGTGGCCGCACTCGGGGCACACTGGCGCCGGGTCGTGTACATGGTAACAGGCCGGGCACTGCGCGAACGTCTCGACCGGCTCGTCCGTCGGCGCGCGCTTGCGCCGTTTCTGGCCCTCCAGCGTCCACTCGCGATGGTCTTGCGGCTTGCCGTGGCGCACCCAATTGCCCACATGATCGAACAGCAGGCCGTGCGTTTTGCCCGATGCCTCGATGGCCTGCAGCCGGCCCTCCAGCGTGCCCAGGTCATGCCCCGGCGCGTACACCGGGCGCAGGACGCGGCCCGTCATCTGTAGATATAGCGACTCGCTCATGGTGCGGCGCAGCATAAATGCGGCCTCGGCTCGCGGAATGTCCGTGCCCTCGCTGATCAGGTCCACGCTGCACAGCCCCTGCACGGCACCAGTGCCCAGCCCCGTGATCAGCCTGTCGCGCTCGGCGTCGGCCATCGTGCCGTCGATCAGCTCGAAACGCCACCCGGCCTCGCGGAACATTTCGGCCACATGGCCCGCGTGTCGTCGGTTGCAGCAGAATACGATCGCCGGCACGCCGGGACAGTGCTTGGCATAGTGCTCGACCGCGCTGCCCGTGATTGTCGGCTTGTCCAGTATGTCCGCCATTGCCTCGGCGTCATAGTCTCCGGCCTTGATCGCCACCGCGTCGAGATCCGCAGTGATCGGCGGCGCGTAGATTTTAGGAGGCACCAGATAGCCGTCGTCGATCAAGTCGGCCATCGACGGCCCCAGCACCAGCACCTCGAAAACCTCGCGCAGCCCTTGCCCGTTGGTGCGGCACGGGGTCGCGGTGACGCCGATGTGCACGGCATTCGGCGTCGCTGCAATCACTCTCTGCCACATCCCTACGATGGCGTGATGCGCCTCGTCCACGATCACTATGTCCGGCGCGAACGTATCCAGCCACGCCATGCGACGCGCCAGGGTCTGAATTGACGCCACTGCCACGCTGGCCCCGTGCGCGACCAGCGACACGCCGGCCTCCTTCAGTTGTGCGGTGCGGCAGTATTGGATTTTTTCGGGCGGGGCGATCACCTCGTGGTGCACGCCGATGCGGGCCAGCGCGACGCCGGCTTGCTTTATCAGCTCTTTGCGGTGCTCCAGTATCAGAATTTTTTTCCCCTTGCTGGCGGCGCCCTGCGCGATCTGTGCATAAACGAAAGTCTTGCCTCCGCCTGTCGGCAGCACATACACCACCCGCCGAGCCCGCCCCGAGTGCCCGACCCGTGGCCGGTGCGACTTGGCAGGCACGCCGGTCAGCGCGGCGCGAATGTCGGCAAGCCCGTCGAGCTGGTACTGTCTCGGCTTCACATCCAGCCCCAGCCGATCAGGGCGCCGATGGTGAAGGCGCAGATTATTGAGAGGAGCATGGCGGCGGTTTCGTGTCCGGGGGCCGTGGCGGCTGGCAGGTCGTCGGCTGTCTCGCCGGCACGGGCAATGATGGTGTCAAACCCCACCGCCGACTCTGCCGATTTCGCCGACTCTACAAATCGAATCGCCGCTTTCAGCATGGGATCGAATGCCGTCGATATGGTTTCGCACTCGGGGCGGTAGCACGCGACGGCAGACCACACGATGCCGCGAGCCTCTTTGCCGTTAAGCCACTCGCCACGAAGTCCGACAACATCGACGCGACTGCGAAGCGGCACCGGGCACCACGGCCCGCTGTGCTTCACCCACCCCTCCGCGTCCGCCCTCACCTTCACACACTCCACCGGGCACGGCATATCGTCAGCGACTGCGATGTGCTGGCGGGTGGTTTTTTGGATTAGATAGTGCATTTTGCGCGCTCCTCTAGTTTTTTCATTATTGCGCTGCCTATCAGTAAATTGACGTTAATAATAGTCAGCGTGTCACTATGACCCAGCACAAAATTGATTATTAGCACGACCCATGCTGCCGACAGCATAAACCTCGACGTCATGGCGCACGCTCCTGAATAATAGCCTCGACCGCCTCACAAAAAGCCCCCAGCGCGGCCTCGGTCGGCTGGTGCTCGCCTTTCTTCCACCGCATGACGGTAGTCTGGCTGATGCCGGAACGCTTGCAGGCGGCGTATACGGTGACGCCGTGGTCGGCAGCTCGGGCCAGTATCGCGGTCAGTTTGTTTTGCACAGCTCCCTCCAGATCATGTCCATATCAATTTCGAGCTGGCGGCTCGGTCGCGTTTCGTATTGCTGCTGCTTTTCTTGCAGCGCGTAGATCAGGAAATTTCGGTCGATCATGTCTGCCTCGTGTTCGTGTCCTGTAGTCACGGAACGGAATATAAAACAGGGCTTGCATAGTGTGCAAGCGTTATTTACACTGCCCCTCACTTAATCCAGCGACGAGGCACCCATGACCCCCGGCATCTACCAAGGCATCACCGCCGACGACTACCACAGCGGCCCCGGCTACTCGAAATCACAGCTCGATCTCGTGCGCCAGGCTCCCGGCTTGATTCAATGGGCGCGGCGCAGCCCGTACACGCACAGCGACGCGGCGGACATAGGCCACGCGGTGCACTGCCTGCTGTTGGAGCCCGCCGAGTTTGCCGACCGATATGTGATCGAGCCCGTGTTTAATCGCCGCTCAAACGCTGGCAAGGAGGACGCCGAACGGTTTGCACGCGAGAATCGCGGCCGGCAGATTATCAGCGCCGAGGACGACGAGGTGATCCGCAATATGCACGCAAGCGTGATGGCACACCCCGAGGCGCGTGCCCTGCTGTCCATGCCCGGCGAGTCGGAGTCCAGCGTGTACTGGATCGACCCGGCCACGGGGCTGCTGTGCCGCTGCCGGCCTGACCGATGGGCTCGGCCCTCGCGCATTATGATCGACGTGAAAACCACCGACGACGCGGCGAAATTCCACTGGTCGGTGCGCGATTACCGATACGACGTGCAGGCGGCATTTTACAGCGACGGCGCCGCAGCGGTCGGCGAGCCCGTCGATCTGTTCGTGTTCCTCGTCGTCGGCAAGCGGCGCGAGATGGGCCGATACCCGGTCCGCGTCATAGAATTGCAGCCCTCGTGCATCGAGCGCGGGCGGCTGGAATATCAGCACGACCTAGAGGCCGTTGCCGAGTGCGAACGAACCGGCACATGGCCGGGCGTCGAGCTGATGAATGTGCCAGAGCGCCGGTTTTATTGATCCCGGTGTAATTTAACCCCCAGCGAGGAAACACCATGACAGACACACTGCCAGCCCTGCCCGTTTCGACCGGCAGCATCTACAACAGCATGACCGCTTTTCAGGACGGGCAGCGCATCGCGCAGGCGCTTGCGTCGTCGTCGCTTGTGCCGCAGGACTATCGCGGCAACGTGGCGAACACGCTGGTCGCGCTGGAAATGGCGCAGCGCACTGGATCTAGCCCAATGGCTGTCATGCAGAACATGCACGTCATCCACGGTCGCCCGAGCTGGTCCAGCCAGTTTGTGATCGCGGCCTTGAATTCGTGCGGGCGTTTCGGCCCGTTGCGTTTTCGCGTTACTGGCGAAGGCGACCAAAAAACCTGCGTCGCGCACGCCATCGACAAGACAACAGGCGGCGAGGTGTTGGAAGGCCCTCCCGTGTCGATCGCAATGGCGAAGGCCGAAGGATGGTTCAGCAAATCCGGCAGCAAATGGCAGACCATGCCCGAGCTGATGCTGCGCTATCGTGCCGCGAAGTTTTTCGGGAATTTGTACGCCAGCGATATTTTGATGGGAATGCACACGCCCGAGGAAATCGAGGATTTTGCGGACATACCTGCCCCCGCAGCACCTGCCACGGGTCGCACGTTCGTGCAGGCTCCGCAGCCTGATCTGGACGTGTCCGACGTGATCGTGCACACGGCGCGACCCCCTGTCGCCGAGGAGCCCTCAGCAGTCGAGCCACCAGCAGCCGCCGAGACACGCGCGCCACGCGGACGCAAGCCAGCAGCGGCCCCGGCCCCGGCCCCGGTCGAGCCTGCACCAGACCTGCCACCAGCCCCGCCGGCTGATTCTGACGAATGGGGGTTCTGATGATGAATCTGACAATCAAAAACCTGCGCGGCATTGAATCCGCCGAGATCCCCCTGGATAGAATCACCCTGGTCTGCGGCTTGAATGGCGCCGGTAAAACGTCCGTCTCGATGGCCGCTGCGGCGTGCCTGATGCAAACGGCGGCGCCCGTGGCCGGAATGCTGAAAAAGGATGCCCGCCTGCTGCTGCGTGACGGGCAAAAGTCCGGCAGCGCGTCGCTCAACGGCATCACCGTGCACTGGCCCGGTGGCACTGTGTCCGGCGATCCTGCGCCCGTGTTCAGCGCCATGACTGCCGGCGTCGAGTCGCTGGCGACAATGCCACCCAAGGAGCGCGGCCCGTGGCTGATCGAAAACCTCAAAGCCGAACCCGAGCGAGAGGCGGTGGTCGCGGCGCTGACAGGTATCGGCCTGCCCGCTGCCGGCGTCGATGCCGTGCTGGCTGAGATCACTGCAAACGGCTGGGACGCGGCGCACGCTCGTGCACGGGACAATGGCACCAAGGCGAAAGGCGCTTGGGAGCAAATCACGGGCGAGCGATGGGGCGAGCAAAAAGCACAAGGATGGAAGCCTGCCACGCTGACCATGACCGACCCCGAGACTATAAATCAGGCCGTTGCCGTGGCGCAGTCTGCGTACGACGCGGCGGTGGCGACAAGCGCGGTGGCGCAGTCGGAGATCGACCGGCTGCAGGCACTGGCGGCGCGCTTGTCCGATCTGGAAGCGGTGCACGATCAGGCCAGCGCCAGGCTGTCTGCACTGGAACAGGCCGAAGCCAGCGCCGCCGAAACGCTGCGCCGCACGCCAGCGCCAGGCAAGCCAGAAACGACAGCAGCCTGTCCCGATTGCGGCGTCGCCCTGGTAGTCGTGTCGGCCACTGAATTGCGCCACCCGGTGCAGATCAAGACCGACGACGGCAGCCACGGTCGCGCACTGGCCGCACACACCGCTGCGCTGTCATCACTGCGACAGGCACGCGACGCGGTGGCCGCCGCAGCCCGCGAGCGTAACGCGGCGCACGACGCGGCGGCGACGCTGGAGAATATGCCGGCCTCGTCTGGATCGAGCCATAGCGAAGCCTCAGAGGCATTGCACGCGGCGCAGGCGCAGGCGCTGGATTACCGCCGCATGATGGATGCCGAACGGCAGCGCCAGGGCGTGCTGCGCTCGGCCATGATCGCCGACCTGCTGGCCCCGGACGGATTGCGGCGCGACGCGCTGGAGTCGCAGATCGAGGCGATGAATCAGCAGGTCGGTGCGATATGCACCCGCGCCGGCTGGAAGCCTGCCACGGTACAGTCGGACGGCTCGATCGCCGCCGCCGGTCGCCCCTATGCGCTCCTGAGTGCGTCCGAACAGTTCCGCGTGCGGGTGGCCTTGCAGATATGGCAAGCGGCCCGCGAAGCGTCGCCGTTGATCGTTGTCGATGCCGCCGACATACTGGACGGCCCCGGTCGCGCCGGGCTGATGCGGGCGCTGGATGGCTTGCGCGCGCTCGTGACCATGACATACGACTCGCGGGAGAAAATGCCGGCGGCTCGTGATGGGTTTGCGGTGTGTTGGATTGACGGCGGGACGGTGGTCGTATGATCGGCCACATCTGGCGCCTGATGATGCTTCGCCACGACCTGCGGGGGTTGTCGTCCACGCAGACGCAGACGGTCGTGGTGATAATCGCGCTGTCTTGCCTTGCTGCAGTTGCAAGGCACGGCGGCCTGACTCCGGTTCTACACTGCGCCGCCTTGATGCTGCTGTGCGGATGCTGGTCTGTGCGCGCTGGCATGGCGTATGCGCTGCTTTCGATAGGCATCGACACGGCGGCGCTGTCTGCTGATTTTGCGCTCGGAGAGTTAAGCGGACGGGATACTCTGTTCGGGTGGTGGGAATTGACGGGGCTGGCTGTCATCATATGGCGCGACGCGGCCTAAAAAAATCCCCCGGCATCACTGTCGGGGGCAAGTTCTACGCCTGTTGACTACGTCGGGCCGATCATAGCCCGACTGCGGCGTCCACTGCAACACCGATTACATCGGCGCTGCCTTCTTGATTGCGGGTTGCCTTCAGTATCGTACCGTCCGCTTTCTTCAGCCCTATGTCCACCGCATCGCCTGCCGGGTGGAAATCGACAATCGTGGCCGTCTCGGTCTTGATCAGGGTGCAGCCTGCGAGCAGGGCGGTCAATATCAGTGCGGTGATTTTCATGGTGACACCTTTTCATGTGGTAGGATTTTGAAAGTCTTTGCCGTAACGCAGCCGATGCCGAGCGATTCTATTCGCGCATCCAGCCGCTGCCACGCTGTATCCTCGCCGCCTCGCTGACACACCGCACGAACGGACGTCAGCACGTCCTCCAGTTCCGCCATCCTCTCGATCAGACCACCGTCGTGCATCGCTCATACTCCTTCACATAATCCCCGGCCCGGTGATCGGTGCCGCGCTGGTGTTGTTTTATGGTCATTGTCCTGTCGATGAACATAGCGATCTCGCCGGGGTCGATGCGCTTGCGGCCATCATTCCCGAGATAGACGCACGTCCCGGCGTGACTGTACCCGAGCCACGGGCTACGCGGCACGACGTCAGACCCGTTCACGACGCGGATGTATTCGCCGTATAGCGCCAGTTTAAGCTCGCGCGAGGTGCTGACCCGTGGCTGTCCGAACGTGATCAGTTTCACTGCGCGAGGCCTCAGAGCCACCGCCAGCAGCGTTGCTATAGCGCCGCCCAAGCTATGCCCGGTCAGAATCACCGGCTTGCTCGGATCTCGCGCTATTGCAGCCAGCACGTCCGGCAAGATCGACTCGGCGCACCATGCGAACCCCTTGTGGGCGCGGATGCCGTGGAATTCTGTTTTGACCACCTTGATATTGTTCAGCCAGTCCCGCCTCGACTCGCTGCCCTGCACGGTGATGATCAGCGCCTCGTCGGTCACGCACACCAGCGCCAGCGTGTCGGTGTCGTCGTTGCGGACGTGGTGCCACTGCGTGACGCCTATGTCGTCCGGTATCTCCCCGGTGTAGATCGCCGCACTCAGGCGGGCGCACGTCTCGATCAAGTCGGTCATACGTCCGGCCCCCTCGCCACGGACACCCGGTGCCGTATCCAGCCGAACACAAAATCCTCCTGGCGCAGCTCGATCATGTAAGCGCCCTGCAGGCAGTTCAAAGCACGCACCAGCACCGCCTCGCCGTCCTGCTTCCCGCGCGCGGCCATGTAGGCGGCGACGATCTCCAGCGTTTTCGTGCCGAGTATGCCGTCGGTCTTGCAATCAGCGTACAGCTTGCCGTTGCCGTTGAAAGCATTCAGCGCGACCTGCAGCCACATGATCGCCGTGCCGGGCCCGTGCAGGACCGCGCTGTCCAGAACCTCCTCGGCCACACTGTGCGGTCGCAGGCGGCTGATGTTCGTGCTGATCCAGTATTCGCCCAGGTAGATCGTCTCGGCCAGCGTGCGCGGCAGGTCTCTCATGTTGCCGAGGTAGCCGTGCTCGCGCGCCTTGCGCTCGGTGATGCCGTACATGGTCGGCCCGCCCTTGTCTGCCGGGTGTTCGCTGTATGCGCCCTCTCGCTGGATCAGGTCGTCGATGGATTTCATTCCTCGCCACCCTTGCCAGCGGTGCCGCCAGTGCGGCGGATGAATATCTGCTCGAACAGGTAGATGGCCCGCCCGCCCATGTGGCCGCCTATGCCTGCCGCTGCGCTGGTCATGGCAAACGACAGATCAAGCTCGGTGCAGGCATAGGCTGTAATCAGCCCGGCGAACCCCGAGATCGACCACTCGCCGATCAGTTCGACCACTGAAAACGTGCCCTTGTCGCGGTTCAGGCGGCTGAGATAGTTCGCCGTCCCTCCCCACATTGCGAGCACGGTAAACCACAGATAAACGATGTTGTCCGTGAGAAATTTCGTTAGCTGATCCATGCGTCGTGTCCTCATTTTCTGATTGTAACCTTGCTTGCACCGGCTGCCGGCAGCGTCCCGCCTCCAGTGTTGCCGCTTGAGTCGTCCCATGCTGTAGCGCCAGAGGTGGGGATTGAGTTGGGGAGAAGTGCTAGGGTTGCTCCGACCCTCACAACGCTGACTGATTTGATATACAAAACGTCATCTCCGCCAGCGTCCTGAAACGTCCCGTTCCCGCCATCTGTAGCCGCTACCCGAAAGTCAGTAGAACCGGCAGTAAAATACCCATACCAGGGAACAACCGTATCAAGTGCTGGAGCATAAACAGTGGTGATTGCAGAGCTATTGGATGTATCCCCGAAAGCGGCACCGTCAAGGTTGCTGTTCGTTGAAGGCACATACATCAAGCCAGAGACTAGATATTTATACCCTGTAACAAATAGGCCGGTTTTAATTAGCCGGTGAGTTGTATTAGCGGAGTTGACTGTAAGTCGAAGCCAGTCATCTTGACCGCCGATTGAGTCGATATTTCCAGCGGCAGTCCCGCCGGTAGCTGTGAACCCATCGACTCCTGCGGAAAAATTTGATGTATAGCTTGCCGCCTGACTCCCCCACTTCCAGCTCTCAGGAATCCCATTCGTGCAAAGGTCTAGCACTTCTGCTGCTGTGGGGGCGAAGTTGCCGACTATGCACGCAATGGTATTTGATGCCAGCCTAACGGCATTTGTGCCGGACACATACGCCGAGCCGGTAATAGTAAAACTTGGTGGCGTGGCAGCACTCACCGCAATAGATGTTCCAAGTTGTGCGCCGTTTACAAGGTAGGATATGGCCCCGGCAGCAGACGCAGTTTCCCTAGCAAACTTGCATGAAATTTTATAAATCGCGCCGCCAGTGCCAGAGATTGACGCACTGCTTGTTGATATAGTGGTTGCCGATGTTTCAGCGCAGACGCGCACGCCGCCAATAATAGCTATGAAAACCAAATTGCCAGATGAATTTACATAAAGGCCGATGCGGTTGTTTGCGTCAGCATAATGGTAATAGAGGTAGTTTACCGAAGTTGCCGGCGTCCAATCCGGCAGACTTCCCTCCCAATGCAGGAAGAAATCACCCGTGCCTGCATCAATATCATTGTCATCCGCAACAGTGATGCCATTGCTGCCAGAGGCGGCAGCGGTCATGGATACGGCTAGAGTCGTCGGAAGAAACGGCCCCCTATATCGCGGCTGAACAATCACGGCAGCGCCCTCGCGTAGTTGAACAGCGCGTCTACATCCAAACCAAGCGCCGGCCCCAGGGCCTGCACAAGCGCCGATGTACTGGACACCGTGGGCGAGTATTCCCAAGCGTTGCGGGCCAGCTCGCGCTCGGTGGCGTCTGGAATGGCGGCAATGGCAGCGTCTACCACGGCCACGGATACGCCCGAGCGGATAAGCGCCTCGCGTGCTTTGTGCATGGGGACCACGATTGCAGGCGCAGGAATCACAGGTCGCGCATCGAGAACAGCCTGATCAAACACCAGAGCGCCATCGACACGCACCATGCCACCAAGCGTTATCTCAGGCAGCGGCCCGTCTGCGCGCTCGTCCCACAACACTCGCTCGGGTTCGAAGTACGCTCCAGACTCGTCAATCTCGATGACTTCCTGCTGCCCCGTGGGCGCTTCTACCAGTAGTTTGATCATGGGGCCACCTTTCTGATTGAGAGCCGCGTGTAGGCGGCATTGGTGTTGTTTGGAAGAGAGGCAAGGCCGCCATGGGCCCGCACCACATCTGCGGCAGCGAGACGCCTTGTAAGACAAATGTTTGCCGCGCTTCCGGCCCCTCCAGACGGGTTATAGGCCAATGCCATGTCTAGCCTGTTTGCAGCGGTGACTGACTCGATATTGGTTGTCAGCTCGGCGCTATTCAGAGAGAGCCCGATGCCGTGCGACCCGTTTGAGTCCACTCCACCGTCGGTGTACGAAATCTCATAAAACCCAGCCTCATTGATCGTAAACGACCCGCCAGCCGTGCCGCTGTCAGCGTAGGTAATCGCACTACCTGCGCTGGATAGGGTTGTCGTGAATCTGCGGATTTTCGTATTCGTGCTGCCGTGCCCGTTGCCCGTGGTGACGATCACATGCTGATCTGAGACCGGCAAAGCGAATTCAATAGTCGTGAACGCCGTGCCGCTGCACATCACCAGCACGACACAATCCTTGCGGACGATTTTCGTAGCCGCCCCGTCGATCAATTCAGCGCTGTCTGGATTGAACGTCACCACGCCAGTGCCGGCATTCCAGAAATAGGCGTACCAGTTCGATGCCAGTGTGGCGGCAGGGTCGAACGTCTGGTCGAATGTTCCAGAGGTGTACTTGATGATCTCGCCAGAGTCCTCGGCCACCATCTTGATATTGGTCGAACGCTCGAAAATCTGCCCCGCCCCAAACATCCTGCTCCACTTGCCAGACGTACCCGGCACATCCGCCGTCACGTCTGAAGTGTTTTCAGTCAGCAGCCAGAATGCGCCGAGGTGATCAACTGAAATGCCAGCCGTTTTCGCCCCGGTCAATGACGACCATGCGCCGACGTAGTTCGCACTCGCAGCCGACGCCGTGGCGCTATTCTCAGCAGCCAGCGCCGACGCGCTCGCATTGGACGCCTGAGTCGTGGCCGTGGCCGCGTTTGTAGCTACCTCGCCGCCTACGGTGTTGACCTGCCCCGCCCATGTGTTCAGCTCGGGAACCATCGCCTTCTGCGCGAGAACATACGCCGCAGCCGCTGCACTGAATTCAGTCGGCGTCATTGTCGCGGGGTCCGGCGCCGTCGGCAGCGTCGTGATCGTTTGCGTGATTGTCGTCATATCAGACCCTTGATCTCAATTGATGCGTTTCGGCCCCTTATAGAAACGGGCACATTCCACGCCCCGAGGAAGCCGTAAATTATTGCCATAGAATACGCCGAGGAGCCCACGAAAACCAGCGCCTGCGCCCTGTATTCCTCCAGCACGCGGGTAACTTCCGACTCCATGCCGTCCTCGACCCATACGTCCAGAACCATGCGCTTGCTGTACGCGCCCTGCACCAGCTCCACGGTGCCGCTGGCGTCCTCCACAGCCCTGCTGTAGTCGTTGATCGAGCGCGAGAATTCCCACTCGGTAATCCCCAGCGTGCGCGACTTTCCGATCACCATGATGCCGCATTTCGCAGTGCCGCCCGTGTTGGTCACCGTCACGGTCAGCGTGCTGGCAGGATACGGCGGAATGTCCGTAAACACAGCGTCCCCCGTGCGGATCGGTAGTTCATAATACCAATCGTACCAATTCAGCACGTCGTGCCGCACCAGCGAGATCGTCCTGCTGTATGCGCTCACCGATTGCGCCACGGTCACACTGGCCGCCTCGACGTTCAGCACCGCCAGCGAATTGACGAGCGTGCCAGGCGTCAGCACGAGCGAAAAGGAATTGAGCGCGGTGCTTTGCGTTTGATAGCTTCCGTCGAACATTTTCCAGCGGTTCGTCGCGCCGATGTTCGTCCACTTGGTGGCGTCCGACAGCGCGTTTCCGGTGTTGCTATTCACCAGCGACTCGTACAGCGTATGCGTCGCCAGATCGGTCACAATGCCGCCGATGTTGCACGACGAGCCCGAGTTATAAACAGGGTATACAGTCCCGGCCAGCGTCCACCACACGCCCTCGGATTGCGCGTTGCCGGTGTTGCCATTCTGCAGCGAGCGCCACACTGTCTGCGCCGCACCGTATGTGCTGGCAGCGCCAGCCAGATCGCCTGCTGCATAAGTAGTCGCGCCTGAATACGTCGCGGCCACTTCCTCGGGTATCGTGCTGGACGTGAGAATGCTGCCGGTGATTGTCACCGGGCGGATCAATTTAAACTGACTGGTGTCAAAACTCACGGGGCGAGCCCCTCCTGTCCATCCCACTTGTCGAGAATGTTGTTCGTGCTTGCGCCGATGCGCCGAATGTCGGAAAGCTCGCGGCGCACGTTGACAAATTCGTTCACCAGGCGGGCCAGCAGCGGCCCCTGCGCGCGATAGTCTTTGTTTTCCTCGGCGGTCAGAATCCCCTCGCCGTGATGCGTCTGCGCGACATAGCCGTCGAACGGGACATAATCCAGCCCCGTCGCGTGAGATCCGTCCACTCCAGCCAGCGAGGCGGCACGGGCCAGCATTGCGTCGGCACTACCGGCAGCCAGCACGTCGGAGATCAGAGACTGATCGACCTGCCCGGACAGACCGCGCACCCACTGGCTGACAAATTGCGTCAACTGCTGGTCAATCGGCGCACTCGTTGTGCCGCGTCCAGACTCACCAGCCTGACCAAAAAACAGCCCTCCCCCGGTGCCCTTCTCACTAAATCCGCCGAAATTGTTCGCCGAGTAATTCACCGACAGCCCTGCCGCCTTGGCGATGCCGGTCAGCGCCGCGTCGTACTGGCGGAATGTGTCGATCACCTGGACGGCTGCAGATTGATCCTCACGTCGCGCAAACCCAACAGGGTCGAACCCCGAGTCGAACGCCGGCACGTCGAATTGACGGTCGCCGTCGCCCACGGGGCGCAGGAGGAATCCGGCGTTGCTAGACGGGGTTTCTTTTTTCGACAGCGCCATCGCTGCCGCAGCGGCCGCTGCGACCGCCCAGCCCCACCCAGGGACCGCAGCCGCTGCGCTCATAAGTGACGACCCTGCAGCCTTGGCGCCGCCTATAATCGTGGCACCGATACCGGCACCTCCGGCCCCTCCTCCGCCAGACTTCAGCACGCTGCCGATCACACTGGCAGCCGTGCCAGCAGCACCTCCGCCACCTGCGCCACCACCGCCCATGCCGAAAATGTTCATCAGCTTGGACGCCGCCCACTCGGCCACCATGCGCTGGATCATCGCCGAGAATGACTTAGCGATATTGTCGAACGCATTTCCGCCATTGTTGGCAATGTCGATGAACGTGTTCGTCAGATACTCGTGCGTGCGCTGCCAGTTATCCGCAGCGGCCTTGGCCGCGTCCTCGTTGGCTTTCTGCAGCACGCCGGCAGACTCGGTGGCCTGATCCTTCGCCTCTTTCATGTCATACAGCCGCGCCGTGGCCTCGGCGATTTTCGCAATCTCAGCAGGCAGCGCGCCCTCTGCCGTGGCCCGCGTCACCGCCTCGAAAACAGCAGCGGCTCGCGCTGTCATCTGCAGGGCGAGCATTTCGTTTTCCAGCGCCGTGATGGTCTGCGCCACCGACTGCCGCGCCTTGTTGTTCGCCTCGCGCGCCTTGTCCTGCTCTTTGCGGTACTCCTCCAGCGCCTCGACGTGCGCCTCGTGGGCGTCGATGGTGAATTTCACGTCCTCGCCGTATGCGACCACAGCAGTGCCGGCCACGGTGGCGGCAGCGGTGGCGTCAGCGGTCGGCTTTTTCGTGTCGGCCAGCGCCAGCGCGTAACGCTCCAGTTCTACGGTCAGCTTCGCAATCTGCCCTTGCAGCTCCTCGCGGCGTGCCTTGGCAGATCGACCGCCGCCCAGGTTGTCCATCGCCTCGGCGGCTTTGTTGATCTCCTGGACGACGTTATACATGGCGAACGTGATCACCTCGGCGCCGTTGGCGATGTTGTTCGCCACCGAGTTCTCGTGCGCTGTGTTCGTGATCCGCTGCAGGTTGTCATAGGCGGCGATCAGCGCCACGAGTGCCGCCGTGGCGAGCCCTATGGGGCCGGCCAGCGCCGAGAACGCCGGGACGACTTGCGTCACCAGCACCACGGCCAGTCCAGCGCCCGCAGCCTTCACGGTGTCCAAGTATTCGGCGGTGTCGCCGTTGGATAGATCGACAGCCCACTGCGAAAACGCCGCCAGCGCCGGCAGCACGGAATTGACGAACGTCAGCCCCAGGCCCTTGCCGGCAGCGGTGAGGCGGTCCATATTGTCGTTGAAAATCTCAGCCTGCGCCGCTGATTCTGCCGTGACCGGGTTGTATTTTTGACCCTCTGCCACCAGCTCGGCAAGTCCTGCCGACCCCTCGTTCAGCATCGGGATCAATTCTAGCCCAGCCTTGCCGAATACCTTCGTCGCCAGCGCGGTTTTCTGCGTGCCATCCTCCAGCAGTGCAAACTGGTCGGCGACCTCGATCATCACCGCGTCGGCTGATTTCAACTGGCCGTTGGTGTCGTAGATGCTCACGCCAAGGGCGTCGAAATTCTCCTGCGCGCCCTTCAGCCCGCGATCGGCATCGACCAGCCCGGACGATACGGTCTTGAGGGCCTTCTCCACCGACCCGAGCGAGGTGCCGGACATTCCCGCAGCGTGCTCCAGACCAGCCAGGCGCTCGACAGATACGCCGACGCGCTGGGACATTTTCGCCAGCTCGTCCTGCGCGCCGATGGCACCAGTCACGAAGTTTTTGAAGTAATTCACGGACAGGCCGACACCGAGCGCGCCCAATGCGGTGCGCGCGATGCCGACTGTTTTCTCGATTGACCCCATCGCAGATGTGACAGCGCCTTTCGCGTCCTGCATATCCTTTGCAAGTCGCGCGACGTTTGCCAGCAGTTGAATCTCCAGAGCGCCTGCGATCATTTTTTGCCCTTTGCTGCGAAATATGCGGCCATTGCGTTCTTTACTTGCCGTTCAACTGCCTTGCGATTTTGCTCGGCCTGCTCCTGCCGTTGGTACGGCGCTGGCCTTGCGGGGTCCGCCGCTGCGAAGTGCTCGGTCACATACGCCACCGACAGCGCCCTGATCGTTTTCGCCTCCCACGGTGACAGCGTGCGCGCCGTGTTGCGGCTCCAGCTCTCGATCTCGCCGTGCGTCACCGGCCCCGACTGCATCATGGGGCCTACTTCGTACAGATACCCGATCATGTGCATGGCGTCGCATTGTGGCAGATCAGGCACCTGTCCGTCGGCGTCCATGCGCTCGATGCGTGCCGCGTTGCTTCCTTTCTGCGGTGCATTCAGCCAGGCTGCCTGCCTCGCGTAAAGTTTTAGCTCGCTTTCGAGCCCTTCGTAAAATTTGCCCAATCACCGATGCACGCGGCCACCTGGTCGGCAATGAACCCGAGCGTGCGGTCACTGTACACGGCCATGTGCAGCTCGCGGCCTTGCAGCTTGTCCAGTTCGATGCCTTCCATCGACTCGGTGCAGTCCGCCAGATAGTCGGCGTCGTTGCTGATTTTCTGATCGACCGTAATGTCGCCGGCTTTTTTCTTCAGGCGCGCCATCAGCTTGTTTTGCTGGTTCGTCTGCGCCTGCGCGTGCTGGCGAGATCCGGGGCCGTACACCGTCACGAACGCGCCGGGAATAGCATCGCCCTGCGGGTCGTTGATCTGAATGCGGGCCGTTTCTGATACTGCAAATTTTCTAATGTCCATCTGGTTTTCCTCTCGCTGGTGGTTTGTGCCCGTGCCGCACCGTGTCTCCCCAGCGACGAGGAGTTCACGGTGCGGTCGGTGCTCGGGTTAAACAGTACCGATCAGAATCAGCGTATAAGTCACACTGGTGCTGCCTGCGCTGTTCGTGAAAGTAATCAGATCGCCCGTGCTCGCTGTCACCGCGACGCCGTTGGCATCAGGGAACACCGCGCAGAACGTCGCGCCAGGTGTCAGCGCGATGCCATCAGATGCGGCCATAAACAGCGGCACGCCATTGGATGCCGGGCGCGTCACCTGGACGCTGTTTGTGTTGCCGGATGCCGCCGTCACGATGATGGCTTTCAGCTTGGCGAAGTTCAGAGTCGTGCCGAATTGATCGACCAGCGACCCATACAGGTCCAGACTTTCTGCCGCGCTGGCTGACAGCGTGCGCGTGTCGGTGAAAATCTTTTTCGCCTGGTTCGCGCCAGTGCCGTCGGTAAACACCGATGCGGCTGTGAATTGCACCGGCATCGACGCCGTGGCAATGTCCAGCACGTCGTCGATCTGTGCCTCTACGCTGACCGCGACGCGGCCACTCAGTACGGTTGCCATTATGCAAGTACCTCGACAATGCCGACGCCAGTGCTGGACGTGGTGATCTCGATGGTGGCGGTGGCGGATGTGACGCTGTTCACGTCATTGATACCGACCTTGAACATCATGGTCAGCCCCTGGAAATAGTACACGTCGCCGCTCGGAACGGTGATTTTGAACGCATAAAGCGAGTCAGACAGCGCGGCGGCTTTCATCAGCACCTGCCCGGCGTCGTCGGTATCCAGCCCGAGAGTCAGATTCATGGTGCCCTCGTTAAACGAGCCCTTGAGTTTTTGCGTGCCTCGGGTGGCGACGGGGTTGTGCGTGACCAGTGTAAACTCGCGGCCAAACTCGCCGAAATTCGTGATCTCGCCCACGGTGGTGAAGGAAAGCGCGGCGTACCCCGCTTGGTTGAACGTGGCCGGCACGCCGGCACTGATCTGGAGTGTGGTTGTTGCGGATGTGCGGACGGTCATGACGGATGCCTCCAAAGAGGTGAATATACACGGTCGCCCATCACGGCCAATCTGCCTGCATTATCGGGTATAGCTGACCATATAGTCAACCGACTGGCTGTAGAGATTCGGCCCGTCGTCGTAAAAATCGGGGCCGTCGTTCTCGTGCAGCACCGACTGCACGGGCCATCCTGCCACGGTTGCGCCGGTTGACACTGGCATGGCGGCACGCACCAGCGCGACGATCTGTTTCACCGCTGGATACGTTTTCGCGTAGATAGTAACCTGCACGCGGTCGGTCTTGTATCGCGTCGTCTCGGCCATGCTGACCGTTTTGCGCTCCACTCCACTGACCTGCGTCAGTGATATGGCCGGCGCGTCAGTCGTGACAGGCACCACGCCCGCCATGATCCTGATCGCAGGCACCACCGCCAGCAGCGCGCTATTCGCCACCAGTAGTTGCGTCGCTATCGAAACGCCGCTCATTCGGTCACCACATAGCCCATCGCATCACGCACTGGCTCGGGCGCCGGCTGGTCCACTGGACGCGGTGCTGGCTCCTTGTGCTCGATTGCCATCGCCGAGCCCATAAACAGGCGCGCGACCTTGGCGTCCACGTCGTAAGTCTTGCCGGCCTCAAAAGTGCCGAGGTGCTTTCCATCCACCGGGCCGGGTACGTCGATCAGCATTTGAATTTTCATGGTTTACTCGTCTCCGATCTGTATGTCCTGGGTGTCCAGCCCGTGCTTTGAGGCCAGCCGTTTTTTGATGTACTCACCAGCGGCCACGACGGCGCGCTCGGTGTTTTCGTCCAGCGCCGGCCTCATAAACGGCTGTGCGCGTGATCCTGGGTGGCTGACCGACTTGCCGACGATCTCGCCGCCGATTACAAGGAATCGGCGGTTAAACGTGGTCATCGACTCCTTTACCACCATGCCGCGCTTGATCGACAGCCTGCGGTTGATTTTCTTGTTCTCGTCGGACACGCTGATCAAATGCGGCGCCGTGCCGAATTCGATCATCGGCGCCAGGAATGCGTGCGGCCCGGTGGCCTTGACTGAGGCCGTCACGACCCCGCTGCGGCTGCGCGTCGTAATCTTGAGGCCGTCGGCCATCTTGCCAGACTTGCGCGGCGCCTTGGCCTTGGCAGCGGCTTGCAGCACCTTTGCCCCGGCACGCATTGCCCCCCGCATGATGTTCGCCTCGACTTTTGCCGGCAGCAGGTCCAGAAACTTCTGCAGCTCGGACAGCCCCTTTATCTCTACGCCGTCGCTCATGTGCTGAATTCCTCGCACATGATCTCCATGAATGCCCGATTTCCGCCTATCTCAGCAGGCCCACCGACGATTGCCAGCACGCGCTCGACCGGGCGGTGAATCCGCACCCGGCACGACGTGTCGAGATCGCGCAGCCACCTGACCCTAATGCGGGTCTTGCCGGTGTGCATGACCAGCGCGCCATCCACCAGCGACTCCTGGCGCGACGGCATGGCGTCTTGCACGTTCGCCCATACCTGCGCCAGCGGCACCCAGGACACGACCGCCGTATTATACGCGGTGTCTCGTGTCTCGACCTTGCGCTCGATGGTGATCCGCCTGTCCAGTGCGCCGACGTTCATATGTGGCTCAGTTTGTACGGGTCCAACAGTGAATTGACGAAATCCATCCCGACGCTGGCGTCAGTCTGTGCGCTTTGCGCGTGCACCGCCGCAGCCGCCTGCGCTCTGATCCAGTAGCGAAGCTCTGCCGGCACGTCCTCGGCGGCGTCACCATATCCGGCCACGAACCTGATCACGACGCTGTTTTCCTCGGACCGCACGCTCGGCCAGGTATTCAGCCCGGCCTCGTAGATCCACCCCGGCAGCCTGTCGGCATCCAGCGTGTAGGTGTCAGCGGCCAGCGTCTGTAGCGTGCCGTCGCTGTCGTAATACTTCACGAACGTGATCGACCCGATGGGCAGCTTGCCGACGCGGATGCCATCGACCGGAAACTCGTCCAGCACCAGCTCCCACGTTTGCGTGATCAGGGCGCGCCCGGTCAAATCCTCGCACCTTTGCCGGGCGGCTTTGATCAGCAGCTCGATGCTCGCGTCCAGTTCCGGGCCGTCGATGCGTGCGTCCAGCTTCACCTCGTCCACCGTGGCCGGCTCTGCCGATGGTGCCGTGATCAGTCGCAGCGTCATCGCGCGCGCCTCCCGCGTCCCTCGGTCACGACCGCTTTGTTCTCTATCAGAGGCCCGCCAGCCAGGTCGCACCGCTCGATCCACGACGGATCAGCGGCAGCGGCCAGATAGTCGGACAGTTCGCGCTCGGTGCCGGCCTCGAAAGTCTCGGTCGTTCTGCCGTCCTGCGAACCCGGAAACGTGCGCTTGATCCTGTACAATGCCATGTCAGCCTCTCTCGATTATGTGCTGCTTGCTGATGGGCGCGCTGTGATCATATGCGGCCTCGATCTGTTCAGCGGTCGGCAGCTTTTCGCGCTCAGTGTAGGATATTTTCAGCACGCCGTCACCGTCCACATTCATGTGCACGTCCCGCGTGTCGTATCCGTACAGCCGCTGCTGGTCGGTCAAGTTGCTGTCCATCAGCGTCGTGCTGCGCGGAAAGTGCAGCTTTATGCCGCGCTCGTGCGCCTTGCCGAGCCAGAATTCCACACACCCGCGCCCCTTTTCGGCGTCGTGCACGTTCGCATAGCTGAAATCCATTCCAAAAATGCTGATCTCGGTGGCCTCGGCGTAGATGGCAAACGCCACCGCATAGGCTGCCGTACTATTGAAATACGCATGGCCGACGTCGTTCAGCACCTCCTCCAGCGGAAATTCCACGACCGACGGATAGTCTGGATGCGCCCGGCTCGATACAATCGGCACCTGACAGGTCCGCATCCAGTCCAGCATCGCCGCGATGTTCGATTGCGGCCTGGCGGCTGCGCGGATCTCCTGAATTCTCACGTCGTCCATGTGAAACACGACGTCGCAGTTCAGCACGTCGCCCATTGCGTTAATGGTCCACACTTGGTCGAACGTGCCACGGCGACCGCCCTGGCGCTTGATCATGTCAAGATAGTCGCCGGACGACGGGCCCAGCCCGATGATGGCAATCGACTTGCGCGCCTTCAGTTCGGGAATATCCGCCCGGCTGCAGACGGCCACCAGCGTGCGCCCATGCACGTCGCGCTCGACCGGCGACTCTGGCCCGAGCTGTCCGTGCCATTCGTCGACAGCCCACCCACAGGATGCCAGCAGCTCGCCAAATTCGGCTTTCGTGTAATGCCGGAAGTGAAACGCCGTGGTGCTGCCGTCGGCACGCTGCCACGGCATAACGGATTCATTCGGGACGCTGGCGACAAGGCGCTGGCATGACTGGCGCAGCGCCAGCAGCAGCGGGCGCGGATCTTGAATGTGTTCGATCGTCTCAAAGGATACGCCCCAATCGGACTCGGGCAGCTCGCCGGGCGCTTCGCCGTTGCGGACCTCATACTCGGGGCCGGCGTAATTCTGCCGCGCGTACTCGATGGTCTCGCGGTCTATGTCGTATCCGCGCACGAACGCAATCCCGCCGCCCGACATAATGCTGGCCCCGTACCCGATGCCGCACGCGAAGTCGATCACGGTGTCGCCAGGCTGCAGCAGCCCCTCTACAAATTCATACCGCGCCACATGATCGGCCCGGATTTCGTTTATTTCGGTTGTTACTTGGCGCTCGCCAGAATGTAAAGCCATGATGATTTCCCCCATCGGAAAAAGAAAAGTGCCGGGTTCCACGGCGTCGATGTGATGGGCACCGACCCAATTCTTTTACGGGTTTGCCGTCGGTGCGACGTTAGGCGAGTGCAGCACAGCGGCCACCCCTACCACGCCGACCGAAGTCACGCCCGTTTGTACTGCGTTGACGCGCAAGTATCGCTTATTGCCAATGTACCCGATGCGCTTGGTGACTTCCTTCGTGGTGCCTGCCGTGCGCGGTGTTGCCGCAGGCAGCGAGAAAAGCGCCTCGGTGCCCAGCAGGTCGGTGTCGGCGACACTGGTCAGCGTGCCGGTCACGTCGCCCTCAAATACCACCATTGTGACGACGGTGCCGGTCGTGGTTACAGCGCCATACGACGCAATAAACTCGACGCCGCCGTAGCCCTGGCGATCAATCACAAGCCCCGTTTTCGTCGCGTTGGCACCGATTGCCAGCGGGCTAATCACGGTTTTCGTGCGGATGTTGTTGTGCAAATCTTTGATGCTCATGTCTCGTTCCTTGGGTCGGATGTGTGCCGCCCGCACTTACGGTCCTGCGTTGATGTAGCGCGCCGTGCCGCTCCGGCGCGCCGCTTAGATCATGACGTCGCGAAGCGAAGCAATTTCAAAGCCTCGAAATGGCTGATGCCGCCGCCGAAGCGCCGACGGAAATTGTACTTCGTCTTACCCTTGGCCGTGATGTTGTCACGGATCAAAGAAGTGCCGGAACGCTGCACAACCGTGTAAGCTCGCGCAAAATTGCCGTACGCCACCGAGTAAGCCCCGGCCGCTATGTCCGGCATATTGTCGTCGATCTCAACAGGGGAGCCCAGCAGACGACCACCGAAGCCAGCAGTCGGGTCCGGGTTCCACAGGTAATACTGACCAGACTGGTCCTTTACCTGACGCACAGTGCCCAGGGTCGAGTCATTCATCAGAAACACCGCGCCGCTGCGGTATTGCGACCGCAGTGCGTGCTGCAGGCTAATCACACGATCACCAGGCGCGACGGATGCGAACGCAGCCGACTTGCCGGTGGCGATATAGCCCACATTGCCCCATGAATAGGACGCATTTGCTACGTTGTTGTACGCGGTGATTCCTCGCGCCGCGCCTACACCGTTGCCGGTGATAAACTCAGATCCAGCGCCTTCGGCGAACCCGATTCCAGCCTCCAGGGCCAGATCTGCCTCCAGATCGATGATCGAGTCCTCCAGGGTCTCATTGAATACCCACGGCTCGACCTCGGCAGTAAAAGCCTCGATCTCGACCTTGCTGTATTGCGGGTTTGTGGTCTCACCGCCCATCGCGCCATCGTTTACACGACGCATCGCGAGGCCGCTGGTTTTAACCATCTTCGACCACTTTGCCGACCCGATCTGCACGACGCGAGCCAGGCGGAACATCGCACTGACTTCCTCTGCCACGCGATCGATCGCTGTGTCCATTTCCGGCAGCACAAGATAACCACCGTCGGGGTCGCTGCCCGTGTTCATGGCTTTCTGCTGCAGCCCGCGCAGGCCGTTCTCGTCACCGCTTCGGATGTACCGCTGCAGCGCCTCGTGGTATTCCTTCTGCTCTGGAGACGTTGCCGCCTCGACTTCCTTGCGCCCCGCGCGCTTCTGCAGCTCGCGGTGATCCTCGCCGAGCTGTTTCAGCTCCGCATTGATGGTCGCCAGCTTGGCGTCCAGATCGGACGTGCCTTGTCCCTTCTCGATGCGCTCCAGGCGCTCGTCGTTTGCCTTCTTGAAAGCGTCGAAGTTCTCGCCCTGCTTTTGAATCAGTTCTGCAATTTCCATGATCCCGTCCTCGGTTTCAAATATTGTTTAGAGGCGACTTCAGCAGCGCCTCGCGGATTCTGACCATCTCATCGTCAGCAGCAGACTCGCTCCGCGCAATCGACTTGATTTTGCTCAGGAAGGCAAGCGCCTGCCCCTTGCTAATGCCTGCTTCCCGCAGGTAGTCCTCGGCGTCGCGCAGTGTGATGATCCCGTCCACCGCCTTCACGCCCTGTACTCGTGCCGCGTCGTTCGCCGGGAATGTCACCAGTGACAGCTCCCACAAATCGACCTTCTTGAGCGTTGTGATTCCGGTGACTTTATCGTAAGCCTCCTCACGCGGGACGAACCCGATAGAAAGCCCAGAAATCGCGCCCATTTTCAGCAGCTCGTATGCCTCGGCGCCTCGCTGGGTTTTCATGGCGATCTGCCCGCGCACGCGCAGTCCCACGGCGTCCTCGTCCATTTCCAGATAAACGCCCATCGGCTCGCCGGATCTGTGCTGCCACAGCATCGCCGGCATGGTGCCTTTTGCCTTGTGCGCCGCCATCGTCTCGGCGAACGCACCGCGCACGACAATCTCCTTGTAACTGTCCAGCACGTCGAACACCGAGCCGTAGCCCGTGAAAACGCCAGACTCCTCGACTGTCTCCGCCTTGAAACAGAATTCCCGCGTCTGCAATGTCATGCCGCCACCTCTGTGTTTTTTCCAGTGCCGACGATGTTCGTCGGGATTCTCAATTTGTCGCTGGCGGGATCTGTGTCCGGGTTCATGTCGAGCGCGTCGCGTGACTCGTTTACGGTCATAATACCGCCGTTCGTGTACGCCAGCAATATCTCCTGTGTCACCTTCGCCGACCCGCGCAGCAGCCCCTCCTCCACAAAGTTCGTATACATTCCGGCCCTGCGCTGTGCCGGCGTCAGCAGCGCCTTGTCCGCGCTCTGCTCAATGCGCGTAAACCACGGCGACAGTGTGTGCACGACGTGCGCCAGAAACATCTGCTCCGCGCTCGCATACGTCGTATTTTTCGACTCGGCCCCGACCATGATCGGATTCACGCGGCAGAATCTGCAGACCTCCTCCACCTGGTAGCGGCGCGTCTCCAGCGTCTGCGCGTCCACGCCTGACAGCGACGTCTGCAGCCACTTAGCGTCGTCGTCCAGAACCATCGGACGGCCCGCGTTTTCCGCGCCGCCCATGTTCTCCTCGATCCAGTCGCGCAGGGCTTTCCACTGGTCCGGCTTCAGCTTGCCCTTGACTGCATACGTCCCGGCAGCCTTGACGCCGTTGCGGTGTAGCCGGCTCTGCGACTCCTCGATGGCCATGTCCAGCCCCATCGCCTCGCGCGCAATCTTGACCGCCTGCAGACCTTGCCAGCCGTCCCACGACGGACCGCGCACGTGCCAGATGGCCTCGGCGGGAAATTCACGCGAGCGCCCGTCGTCACCGCGCACGGTGTAGGTGATCGACCAGTCGCTGTGTTGCTTGGGTGTCACCCTGGCCGGATTCAACGGAATCAGCTCCAGCACCTCGCCACGAGTCGAGCGGTTCACGAACACGTACGCATTGCCGACCAGCACGCAGTGCATGACGATCTGTTCGCGGAATTCAAACGAGGTTTGAAAGTCGTTCGGAGCCGACGCCAGCAGGCTGTAAAGCGTTTCCGCCCTGGCCGGCTTGCGCGTGCGGTCGGTTTGCTGCATCAGCTTCCACGGCACCTGCGCCACGCCCTCGGCGATTACACGCATACACGCGAACACGGTGGACACGCGGATGGCCGTCTCGACCGTGACAGACTTGCCAGCCCATGTCGGGCGATAGGCGTCGGTCCCTTTGATCAGGTCGATGATGTTCACCGCCCGCTCGCTGCTCGCTCCCGCAAATGCCGCCGCAATTATGCCCATTATTTCGCCACCCTCACGCCAGCGTATAGCGTCAGCGACCCGGCCACGATAAACCCGGCGGGCTCATACGTCATCCAAGCGCCATACGACAACAGCGACACGCCGGCCAGAATCAGCAGATCAGGAATCCAATTTTTCACGCGGCCACCTCCCAGAATCGTTTCCCCTGCCCCTCGGGGTTCATCGCCATCAGCGACACCGCGTTGAACGTTGCCATCAGCGGGTCGATTTTAGCAAATCCCGCCGCTTGCTTCGTGATTGTAATCGCATTCCCGCGCGGCTCGACCTTCGCATTGCCGACGCACCAGGCCATCATCGGCGCGCCCGAGTGACTGCAGGAGCCCTCCGCGAGCCACCGCTCCAGCGTTTTGATGGCGCCGGTCAGCTTCCAGCCCTGCGATATGCCGACGATCATGTCCTCGGGTATCTCCTGCGCCATCAGTCCGTCCAGAATGCCGCCGAGCCCGTGCGGATCGACGCCGATTTTATACAGCTTGCCGGTATCATACACGGCCTTGGCGATGTTCGCCACATCGTCCACGTCGTCGCCGATGCGCTTGGGCAGAATCAGATCGCCGTCCGCTGCGAAGTCCCGCAGCCGCGCCGCCTCAGACTTGCGCCTCTCCAGCACGCTCGGATGCGCCCATGCTCTCGACCAGATCAGCTTCTGCCTGGTCTTTTCGTGCCGGCCCATCACGGACAGCCCGAGCAAGTCGTCCAGCCCCCCGCCGTCGATGCCGATGCACAGCACGTCCGACACCTCGCAGATGTGATCCAGCGACGCCATCGCTGGGTCGGCGCACGCCAGCCAGTGATCGGCACCAGCCCAGCGGTCAGACGCCAGCGCCAGCCCGATCTCGACGTTCAGGTGCTTTGCCATGAATCCGACCAGATCCTCGGCGCCAGCCTCCTGCGCTTTTTTCAGCTCCCGCTCCAGGTGATCCCGCGACACGCTCGCCCCGATGTTCGGGTTCGTAATGTGGAAATTCTCGGGGAGCAAATGCGCGCCGGCTGTAATCATTGCGGCCGGAAATTCATACAGCACCGGCACAAATTTTGCGTCGTCGATCTCGCCGTCGCGCACCTTGCGAGCGTACAGCAGCTTCTGCCGGAACACGCCAGCCGGCGCCTCGTTGCTCATGGTCGTGAGATAGATCACGAACCCCTCGGGCCTGGACGTCAGCCCGCCCGTCGCCTCGCGCAGCATATCCGCCGCGTTCGGCTTCTTGCCGAACAGCCACAGCTCGTCGATCAGTACGCCAGTCAGTTTCTTGCCGCCCACCGCCTCGGAGTCTGCCGCGATTACCTTCAGCGTCGCCTTGGTGACGCGGTGCGTGATCGTCCTGGTGTGGTCTTGAACGTGGAACAGTTGCGACAGCTCGGGGTCTTTGCGGATCATGTCGCGGGCAGGATAAAAACTATTGTTTGCCACCTCCACCGTCGGCGCCAGAATCGCAAACTCTGCCGACTCGCGCCAGTTCAGCACCAGCGCGGTCAGCATGATGCCAGCCGCAAGCCCTGATTTAAAATTCTTTTTCGACACCGACAGCAGCCATTCCTTGATCTCGCGCTCGCCGGTCACGGAATTGTAAGCGCCGAACACCGAGCCCACTACGTCGCCAATCCACGGGCGGCACGCATCTCGCATCGTCGGGCAGCCCGGCACGTCGACCACGCGCAGCTCGTTGAATACCGCCAGCGCGGCCTCGGCTTCCTCTGGATACAGCGGCGGCGGGATCAGCGACTCTCCTGCCACAATGCGGCGCTGCCAATCCAGACACGCGGTGCTCACGATACGGCCCGCAGCGGTGCGGGACGGGCGCCGAATTTACCGGCGGCCACCTTGCCAGCGGCTTGCGCCTGCGCCGGTTTCTTGCCCAGCGCCGCACCCGTGTCGCGCAGCCCCTCGGTGACGTTCTTCATGGCACCGACGATTGTGTTCAATGTCTTGACCCGCTCGCCCAAGCTCATTGCCTGGCGAAGTGCGTCGGCGGCCTTGCTGCCAGGATCGCCAGCGGTGGCCTGATCTACCAGCACGTCCAGCTCTCCCAGCTTGCACGTCACCGCGTCCAGTTCGTCCAGCAGGCGCTCGGCCACATCCTTGCAGCGGCGCAGCCCTCGGCGCTTCGTTCGGATTTTTTCGACGACCTCCTCGACGCGCTCGGGCGGCATGGTCTCGTCGATGCGCGGCATACCACGCACCCAGCCTTTCGCCTTCGACACTTTGCGGACATACGCCTCGCTGATGCCATACTCCGCAGCCAGGGCGACATTTTTCGCCCCGGCCCGCCACTTGTCCTCGATCTCGCGCCAGTCCCGCACCGGCTTTTCCATCGCACACCCTCCGCAGGTTTTCGCACCCCGATAGTACGACAGCGGAATTAAATCTGCAAATGGG